TACAGGCGACACCGCAAAAGCAGGGTATTTAATCCAAACCCATGTTTTGGGCGACCAATACATTGATGTTTTGCGTAACAGTTCAGTTGCAGTACAAGCGGGTGCAAGATTTATGGGCGGATTGGTTGGCAATATTGCTATTCCTAAACTAACAGCATCAAGTGGTGGTGCATGGTTAACAGAAAACGGAGCAATTACCGCAGCCGATAACGTTCATGCTCAATTGTCTGGAACTCCAAAGAGATATGGTAACGCTACTGTAATTTCAAAAACCTTACTACAGCAGGCTTCGTTAGATGCTGAAATGATTGTAAGAAACGATTTGAGCCGCACTCATGCCGTTGCAGTTGATACTGCCGCATTCATTGGTTCTGGTTCTTCAAATCAGCCTACAGGTATAACCGCCACAGCGGGTATCGGTTCTTATGCTTTAGGAACTAACGGACTTGCTCCGACATGGGCAATGGCAGTAGGACTTGAAACAGAAGTTGCAAACGATAACGCAGCATTCGGAAAACTTGCTTACGTAACAAATACAAAGGTTAGAGGTAAAATGAAAACAGTTGTACGCGATGCAGGTTCAGGACTTTTCCTTTACGATAATGGAGATATGATAAACGGTTATAAGGTTTACATTTCAAACGCAATCCCAAGCACACTTACAAAAGGTTCTTCAAATGGAATTTGCTCCGCTTTAATCTTTGGTAATTTCGACGACCTTATGATTTTACAATGGGGTGGAGTTGATTTGGTAATTGATGGCGTAACTTTAGCGCTTAACAACCAAATCCAAGTAGTTGCAAATGGTTACTATGACATCATGGTAAGACGTGCCGAGTCTTTTGCCGCTTGTTTGGATATTTTGACCACATAGTCGGGTTCTTTTTATACGTCAGCGAGCGGGGTAATACCCGCTTTTGGCGGTTAAAAGCAAAATTATGCCAGAAGTAAAAGAACTAAAAAACAATGTAAAGTGGTTAAAAAACGGCTTAGTCGTAGGTTACGGTTATTCCGAAGGTGAAGAAGGGTATATTAACCCAAAAGCAGAGATTACCATTCGCGAAGAGAAAGAAGGTAAACTTGTAGAAAACACCGAAAACACTTTAAAGTATTTGATTAAAAAGGAGTTTGTAGAAGCCCTTTAAGATATGGCGGCAATGAGAATAGTACAAAATACATATCCAACAGGTTTAGTTTATCCAATAGGTCAACTACAGGATGAACTTCGCGTGGATGAAGATTCGGAAATTGTAGTATTAACGTCTATGCTCAAAGCCGCTACATCTATTGCAGAACAGCACACAAACAGAGTTCTTTTAAGTTCGACATTTACCGCCTATTTGGATGATTTAGAAAGTTTGGAAGTGGAAATCTTTAAATTTCCGATAACTTCAATTGATACAGTAAAGTATTATGATACAAGTGGAACACTTACCACATTAACGGCAAATACAGATTACTTTGTAGATATTACTTCATGCCCAGCGAGAGTGAAATTTGCAAACGCCCCAAGTGTTCAAGCGAGTATCTACAATCCTATTCAAATTAATTTTACGGCAGGACACGCCACAGTTGATGCAATTGATAACGGTATTATAGCCGCGATAAGAATTATAACAGGTCAATTATATGAGCAACGCCAAAACGAAAGTAATATGAGCGAAGCAAGTATGAATTACGACCGATTGTTAAATATGTATATCAAAGGGTCGTTATGGTTATAGGTAGACTTGACAGAAAAATAAGCCTACAAAGCTACACAATGACAAAGAATGTTATGGGTGAAGCCGTAAAGACATGGACTGAGGTAGCTTCGATTTGGGGAACTATGACTTATCCTAAAGGGTTAGTAAGTGATGAAAAATTGGAACAAGGCAGAGAAACGGCAGTCGTACCCGTTGAATGGTGGATAAGATACAGAGAGGGAGTAAACGAAGCCATGAGGATTTTATACAAAAGCGAGTATTATTATATTACCCGTGTAAATTATCCCGATAGAAATAAAAGTTTGAAGTTAGTTTGTGAAAAAAGAGTATGAGTAGGTTTAGGGAATATCATCAGGCAAAAGGCACACGTTCAAGTTCATCAAAAAAGGGTGGAGTTGAGTTGGTGAATTTTGATGCTATTATGTTACAGATTAAAAAATTACCCGATACGATTAAAACGCAAATGGTAAGGAGTATAATTAAATCGTCTTTAAAACCCGTATCATTAGCGATTAAGGCAAAAACACCGATAAGGAAAAAAACAGCCTCAAAGTCAAAACGAGTAAGAAAGAGAACAAACGGAGAAATCTCTACAGTATCAAGTATTGGTAATTTACGGAGGTCAATAGGTATAAAAACCTTTGCAAGTAAAGGGAGAGATGTTACGGGTTATGCTGGAATACAGAACGGTAAAAACATTGAAGGCATGGAGGGAAAATATAATGATGGTTGGTATGGTTACTTTGTTGAAAGAGGAACTAAATATCAAGCCGCCAAACCATTTATTGCACCCGCAGCCGCAAAGACAATGCCAAAGGCAAAAGAAGATTTTACAATTGAGTTTAATAAATACGTTGTAAGGAATGCAAAAAAATTAGGTTTAGATGCAAAATGAATGTACAAGAAGCGATATACACATTATTAACAGCAGATACAACACTTTGCGCTATGCTAAGTAGTACGACTGCAATATTTAATGAAGTAGCCCCACAAGATACCCCAAACCCTTGTATTGTATTCACGGAAAGCGGAAATACATTTAATGCAACAAAGTCAGGTGTAAGCACATTAGATAAACCCGATTTGCAAGTTGATGTATATGCAGATACAGCGATTGTAAGAAACCAAATAGCCGCTAGGGTAAGAACTGTATTAGACAGATACTCGGGAACGGTAGGAACGATAAAAATACAACAGATAGACTTTGTTGGTTATTTCAACATATACGATGATTTAGCCGAAAGTTTTAGATGTTCACAAGATTATTCAATAAGGCAAGTAATATGAAAGTAGAAAGCAAAGACAAAAAGGTATTAAAAAACGAATTAACGGTAAAGTTAATAGCGGATTTTCAAAGATACCCAAACGGTAGAATTACCCCAGCGGGAACTATTTTAACCGTAACAAAAGAATTTAAAGATTATTTGATTGAAAACAATTTAATAGAAAAATAAAAACATGGCAACATCAGGCATAGCATCAGGAACTTTAGGCGCAATCTATATAGGTGGCACTAAAATCATGCACTTGACTACTAATTCATTTAGTACGTCAATAGGCACAAGAAGCACACTTTCAAAAGATAGTGCGGGTTGGGATACTCATTTAACAACCGTAAAAAGTTGGAAGGTTTCAGCAGAAGGATTATTCACCGAAGACACGGGAAACGGTTACGAGGATTTGTATGATGCTCTAGTAGCAGGTGCAAGCGTTACACTTCGTTTGAGTTCAGCCGTTACAGGGGACAAATACTATGAAGGTAGTGTTTTGGTAACTTCATTGGAAAAATCAGACCCCGACCAAGAAAATAGCACTTGGAGTGTTGAATTTTTAGGCACAGGAGCAATTACTAAAGCAGCAGTATCTTAATTATGAATCCGACTATGATTAATTTTGAAGGTAAGGCTTATCCAACACGTTTTGGATTTAGGGTAATTGAAAAATGGGAAAATGAAGCGGGTTTAAAAATTAGCCAAATAGGTAGTTTGATGCAAGGGGATAACGTAGGAGGTTCAGAAATGATACTTATGTTAAAACTTGCTTATTATGCTATTGAAAGCGGCTGTAAACGCGAAAGTCAAGAATTACCATTTGATATTGATTACTTTATTGAAAGTGTTGAGATTTCAGACTTTTCCGAAATCATGCAGACCGTTACCGATGGAATAACACCAAAAGGAACGGAAAACAAAAGGCAGCCGAAAGCGAAATCGTAGGAGTTGAATATTTTTATTCAGCCGCTTGTGGTCAGTATGGTATAAGTCCAAATGATTTTTGGGAAATGACATTGCCAGAGTTCTGTTTAATACAGGATGGCTTTGTTAAAAAGTTTGAAATGGAAAGCCGCGAAAGATGGGAGTTGACAAGGTGGCAAACTTATCTTTTGTTACAACCACATTCAGACAAAGGAAAGTTAAACAACGTAAAACAATTAGCCGTTTTCCCTTGGGAGCAACCCGATAAAGAAGCAAAAGAAGTGTTACAAAACAAGGATTTATTTAAAATATTTCCCGATACAATATGAGTAAGTACGCACAGGTAAACGTCAAATTTGGCGCAGATATAAGTCAGTTTTCAACTGCAATGCAAAATGCTGCAAGGCAAATGCAAAAGGCGGGCGACCAGCTTAAAGCCGTTGGAATGACAATGACTACATCATTAACCGCTCCAATTGTAGCATTAGGGGCGGCAGCGTTATACTCATTTGGTCAAATCGATGCTTTAAAACGCGGTTTGATTTCTTTTGCAGGTTCGGCAGAGTTAGCCGAAACCGAGTTTAACAAACTTAGAGAAGTTGCAAAGTTGCCCGGTATTGGATTAGAAGAAGCCGTCAAAGGTTCAATTAATTTACAAGCTATTGGCATGAGTGCGGATGATGCACGAACCGCGATGATGGCATTCGGTAACGCAATTGCAACCGTTGGAGGTGGAAGGGAAAACTTTGAACTTGCAATAAGGGGATTTAGTCAATTAACCAACGCAAGTAAACCTTTACAACAGGATTTATACCAAATAGCAAACCAATTACCCCAAGTCAATAAATTAATGATTGAAGCCTTTGGAA